TGGATTTAGCAATAGGGTGAATTTAGAATCATTTTAGAAAAATGAGCTCTTACTCAAGTGTGCTGCCCCGAGACTCATACAATCCAGGAATATGGAGTTCAAAATAACACACAATTTGGTTGTTGATTAATTAATATAAGGTGTTTATGTTAATGGGTTTTTAAATTTTCCAAAGAAACTGAACTTAGAAGAAAGGACACGACTTATAGTTGAGTAATCTAAAAATTATCAATTCTTCTATGAATTTGATTTTAGCAAATTCGACAGTACACAGTCTCAAATGCTTATGGAAACTATTGAAGGTCAGGTTGTCAAATAGATGGTTGGTTAAGATGAATATAGAGTTTGGACCAAAATAATACATGGGTTAAACAGTGGCCACATACAAACTGCTGGTGATTATTCTGTCAAATATGAAGTGCATGGGACCAAAGCCAGTGGAGAGGTTACAACATCAGTTGGTAACACTATGATTGCTTATTTTTTGTACAAATATAGCTTACATCAGCAAGGTATAACCGATTACCACTCAATGCACGAAGGGGATGACGGTATACTCATGACGAATAATCGAATAGGGCACGAGTTTTGTAATACAATTAACAAATTCGGAGTTAGATTGGAGTAAGTTGTACCTGAGTAGTACAGTATAGATAAGGTTACATTCTTATCTTGTAAATATGACTACTATGAGGGACAATATATATACGTCAAAAATCCGCTTAAGTACCTGATAAAGTTAGGTTGGAGCATCAACAATCATGGTAGCAAAACTGAGAGTAAAGGTTTAGTAATGTAAAAGATGAAGTTACTATCTTACATGCATGAGTTACGCCACACACCTGGAATAAATTGCATAATATATAATATGATACAGCAACTTGATATTCAAATTAAGAAGATGAGAATCAAGGTTACTTAATAGCACTGGGTGGATTATCTGACGAAAGAAAAGTACTATAAAATGGATGAGTTTAAAAATCATCATGTAGATTTAATACCAAAACCCACATTTTACATAGAACTTGAACATGTCTTGAACATGGCTAGCATTGATTATAATTGTTACACTGATATGATGAGAATAGCTGAGGACATCCAAAGTGGTTACATCAATTATCATACATCCATGAGCACATGGCATCTACCTGGACTTCGACAAGCATTATTTGATCAATATCCCAGTTGTTATATTGACGAGCATATGAAACGAACTGTCATCCGTGAGTCTTTGATGCAGGTTAACTAGTTATGTTGCGTGGACAATAAAATTCATAGTTGGATGGATAGCCTTGACAATACATAATTTTGTGAACTTTCTTATGAGATACAAGGTTAAGGTGATAGTGC